TCTAATACTACTGGTGTTGATAATGTTACGCTTGGATATGAAGCTGGTTATGCTAGTACTGGTAGCAATAATACCTATATTGGTACTGAAGCTGGTAAAGCTAAAACAAGTGGTGATCATAATACTGTTGTTGGTTCTAAAGCATTAGACGCAGAAACAACTGGGCAAAGAAATACTGCTATAGGTTATGAAGCATTAGGTTCACAAGACCAGCAGTTTGCTTCAAATAATACTGCAATCGGTTACCAAGCTGATGACGGAAACTTAACTGGATATTGGAGGACAAGCTTAGGTTCTGGAACTGGTAGAAGTTCAGCAAGTGGTACAAATGTTACTAATGTTGGTTATCAAGCTATAGAAAGTTCAAGTACTGCTTCAAATGAAGTTACTTTGGGTAATTCAAGTGTAGCTACTTTACGCTGTGCGGTTACTTCAATAACATCTTTGTCAGATGAAAGAGATAAGTCAGAAATAAAAGATTTAGGATATGGACTTGCTTTTATAGATGCTTTACAACCAAGGGAATTTGTATGGGATAATAGACCAGAAACGAATTCTGATGGAGAAGAATATTACTCATCTAACAAGGGTAAAAAAGACTTTGGATTTATAGCACAAGAAGTTAAAGAATTAGACAACGATACTTTAAGACTTGTTTATGATAATAACCCAGATAAACTAGAGTTAAGTTATGGTAAACTTGTTCCGATATTAGTACAAGCAATAAAAGAATTAAAAGCAGAAGTAGAATCATTAAAATCATAAATAATGTTTAAAAATATAATAACATCTGAAAACACAGACGATAGTCATAAAGCAGTTATCGTAGGTCAAGTAGATGGTCAATTAGCAGAAGCTGCGGATTCAGAGACTACAGAAGAAAAACTGCAATGTCTTAAAGACCATTTTCTTTGGTTACTGTCTAACGACTTCTATAAAGACGAATGTAGCGATGATCAAATAAGTGGGATGGAATCTTATTTACCTGCTGATTACGCGGATCAATATGAGGATTTACCTGAATAGTAGATTTGTTAAAACAAGTGTAACTATATAAATACAAAACAATTAAATTAAATCAAATGGCAAAAATTAAAAAAGAACAATTAGAAATAATTGTAAAACACCAAGAAGAGTTAAATTCTATAATAAATAACATTGGTATTATAGAAACACAAAAACACGCTTTGTTGCATAAGGTTGCAGAGGTAAATAAAGATTTAGAAGAACAGAAATCACTTATAGAAAAAGAATATGGTAAAATATCCATAGACTTAGAAACAGGTGAGTATACTGAAATAACTGAAGAAGTAGAATAACAATGAATTCAGTTATAAGAAAAATCAGTATTGGATCTGATTATAAAAATGACGCTATGCATTACTCTGTAGGCCAACAAGTTTATGGAGGTCACGAGATAGCGTATATATTATTTGACGATTCAGATAGCTCTTATAATATTCACATAAAGAAAAAAGACGAGGTGTTGCCATGGAAAAAGTTTAATTCTAATATGGCAGTATCCGTTGAGTATGATCTAGAGTATTAATGAAGAGTCTATATGATTTTATCGTTGAACCAGTTGGCGATAAGTACAGTAATACTGTTAATGTGGGTGATAAAAAATTAGTTGTAAATACTAAGATAGAAAACTGGAAGTTTGTTAATAGAGTTGCTAGAGTTATTGAAACACCTGCAGCTTTTTCTACACCTATTAAAAAAGGGGCTATAATAATCATACATCAAAATGTATTTAGAACATTTTATGATATGAGGGGCGAAAAGAAAAAAAGCAGATCTTATTTTAAAGATGATTGCTATTTCTGTGCAGTCGACCAAATTTATTTGTATAAAAATAAAAACAATTGGAAGACTATAAATAATAGATGTTTTATAACACCTATAAAAAGTAAACAAGATCTAACACTAGATAAAGAAGCAAACCTTATTGGTATATTAAAATATGGTAATAAGTCCTTAGAGGAGCTTAATATAAACCCAGGTGATCTTGTAGGCTTTACTCCTAATAGCGAGTGGGAGTTTTTAGTTGATGATAAGCGACTATATTGTATGAAATCTAATGATATTGTAATTAAGTATGAATACCAAGGAGACGAAGAAGAATATAATCCAAGCTGGGCAGAAAGCAGTCGAAGAATTAATCAAGGTAGCTAAAGAAGCTATTGTTGATTCTGATGATGATATATCAGCTGACAGACTCAAGAACGCTGCCGCAACTAAAAAGTTAGCTATATTCGATGCCTTTGAAATACTTAATCGCATCGAAGAAGAGGAAAATTTATTAAACGATAAACCTAAAGAAGTTAAAGAAGAAAGAACTTTTAAGGGTTTTGCAGAAGGTAGATCTAAGTAATGTACGAGCAAAGTTTATATAAAGTTTTAAAAGACCATATTAAACCTAAAGTTCTTAAACGAATGAATAGGTATAGTAAATGGGAATATGGATATAACAAAGAACACGATATTGTTATTATAAGCAAGACAGGTAAAATAGGTGAAATATATGAAATACAAAACCTTAAAATAGCTTTACCTGAAAAAAATAAAACACACAAGTTTGAAACTAATAAATGGGAGTACACTGAGTATCCTAAAGAATTAAAAAAAATAAAGTCTGTATTTGATTGGGAGGAATACCCATTAGACTTTAAAGAAAAATGGTATGATTACATCGATAATGAGTTCACCCGCAGGGAAGAAGGCTTTTGGTTCTATAATAAGGATGTGGCTACTTACGTTACTGGTTCTCACTATATGTACTTGCAGTGGAGCAAAATTGACGTTGGGCAACCAGACTTTAGGGAATCAAACAGATTATTCTTTATATTCTGGGAAGCTTGTAAAGCTGACTCACGATGTTACGGAATGTGCTATCTTAAGAACCGCCGTTCGGGATTTTCATTCATGTCTTCCGCAGAGGCCGTCAATAATGCGACAATTACATCAGATGCACGGTTTGGCATATTGTCAAAGTCTGGTCCTGACGCTAAGAAGATGTTCACAGACAAGGTTGTACCAATATCGGTCAACTACCCCTTCTTCTTCAAGCCAATCCAGGACGGTATGGACAGGCCGAAGACAGAGCTTGCATACAGAGTCCCTGCGACAAAATACACAAGGAAGAAGCTCGAGAGCAACGAGACACTCAGAGAACTTGACGGGCTCGACACAACGATCGACTGGAAAAACACAGGTGATAACTCGTACGACGGGGAGAAACTAAAACTACTTGTCCACGATGAAAGTGGTAAGTGGGAAAAACCTAATAACATTTTAAACAACTGGCGAGTTACAAAAACTTGTCTTAGATTAGGTAGTAGAGTTATTGGCAAATGTATGATGGGATCAACAAGCAACGCTCTTGATAAAGGAGGTGATAATTTTAAGAAACTATATAACGACTCAGATGTTACAAAAAGAAACGCCAATGGACAGACTCGTTCGGGATTATATAGTTTGTTCATACCTATGGAATGGAACTACGAAGGATACATTGATTCTTACGGGATACCTGTATTCGTTACGCCAAAAAAACCTGTCACAGGACCACAAGGTGAAATAATCGATTTAGGTGTGATAGAATACTGGGACAACGAAGTAGATGGACTTAAACAAGATCAAGATGCTTTAAATGAATTTTACAGACAGTTTCCTCGCACCACTAAGCATGCTTTTAGAGATGAAACAAAAGAGTCTTTATTTAATCTAACTAAAATATACGAGCAGATAGATTTTAATGAAGACATGAGAAATTCAATAAATATTACTCAAGGTAGCTTTCAATGGAAAAATTCAGAACAAGATACAGAGGTTATATTTGTTCCAAATAAAAATGGTAGGTTTAATATTAGTTGGGTACCACCGACCAATATTCAAAATAGACGTTACCAAAAACACGGTACTAATTATCCTGGTAACGAACATATGGGTGCTTTCGGATGTGATCCATATGATATATCAGGAACAGTTGATAAAAGAGGTTCTAAAGGATCTCTACACGGTTTAACTAAGTTTTCAATGGAAGATGCACCACCAAATCATTTTTTCTTAGAATATATTGCTAGACCACAAACAGCTGAAATATTCTTTGAAGATGTACTTATGGCTTGCGTATTTTATGGTATGCCAATATTAGTAGAAAACAATAAACCTAGACTTTTATATTATCTAAAAAAAAGAGGGTATAGAGGTTTCAGTATGAATAGACCTGATAGAAAATATAATAAATTGTCTGTAACTGAAAGAGAATTAGGTGGTATACCTAACTCTAGTGAAGACATAAAACAAGCTCACGCTTCTGCTATAGAAACATATATAGAAACATTTGTAGGATTAAAAGAATCTGGTTATGGTGATATGTATTTTCAAAAAACATTAGAAGATTGGGCTAAATTTAATATAAATAACAGAACAAGTCACGATGCTTCTATCAGTTCTGGTTTAGCTTTAATGGCATGTAATAAACATAGGTATTCACCTGTAAATAAAATAAAACTACAACCTGTTGATTTAGGAATTAAACGATATGACAATAGGGGAACTTCATCAAAAATAATAAGTTAAATGAATATATATACTAACTCAAATAGCGCTTTTCCTAGTCAAGTAGTAAGTGATGCTGAAAAAGCAAGCTGGGAATATGGCAGTCAAGTTGCTATGGCTATTGAAACTGAGTGGTTTAAATCCGGTAGAGTTAATGGTAACAGATACTTAACAAACTGGAATAACTTTAACACTTTAAGACTTTACGCCAGAGGTGAACAACCTATACAAAAATATAAAGATGAATTATCTATAAACGGTGATTTGTCTTATTTAAATTTAGACTGGAAGCCAGTACCTATTTTATCTAAATTTGTAGATATAGTAGTAAATGGTATATCTCAAAAAGCTTACGAAATAAAAGCTTACGCGCAAGATCCTAGTTCTGTTAAGAAAAGAACTTCTTATGCTAGTAAAATATATGAAGATATGCTAGCTAAAGAATATATAGAAAATATAAAAAATGTTCTTGGTATAGATTTATATCAAACACCAAACCCTGATATAATACCAGAAACAGAAGAAGAGTTAGAACTACATATGCAGTTGGGCTATAAACAATCTATTGAAATAGCAGAAGAAGAAGCTATTACTACTGTTTTCGCTCAAAACAAATATGATCTTATACGTAGAAGATTAAATATGGATTTAGCAGTGTGTGGTATTGCTGCTGCTAAAACAGGTTTTAATACAGCTAATGGTATAACGGTAGACTATGTTGATCCAGCTTATATGGTTTATTCATATACAGAAGATCCTAATTTTCAAGATATATATTATGTAGGTGAAATAAAATCAATAACTATACCTGAACTTAAAAAAGAGTTTCCAGATATATCTGAAGATGA